CATATTCATTATACAGGTCTAAAAAAGTTTTGGGTTCTTGAATACATTCTTTAGATAGAATTTTTACTTTAGCATTTACTTTACCTTTTCTAAGTAAAAATAATTCTTTAGTAACTTGATTTTGAAATTCTTTATTTTTCTTCTTAACACCAGGCTTCCCATTCCACTTATTATAGTAAAGTGGGTTATTTGCCGCATCTACTGATTCTAAAAGATTATTTTCAATATCTTCACATTCTTCAAACGAACCCCAATCTAATATTTCAAACTTAAATTGAGCTCCTCTTTCAGCTTTATCTTTTAAAAAATCTTCATCCTTACTTGATGTATGATATGGTTTATGTGATTCTAAGTGAATTCCTATATAAATTCTACCATTTTTTAGATTTGTATATTTGTAAACAGTTGCAACCATTCCAAATGGTTTTTCAAAATTTGTATCATCTATAACGGAGATGTACTTTGGTCTTGTATTTTCATTTTTAACAGCCTTCAACCAATCCAATAATTTTAGTTCTGATATTTTCATATTTTAATTATTAATTATTATTTTCCTACGTTCCAAAATAATGCACCTTCTGATGCGTGTTCTTTCATCCAAGTCCATGCTTTACTATCGTAGGTTAGTGAAGATGGAAATGGTGGTCGTTCTGATTCTTTACAATCTTGATGAAATTTATATTTCGATAAGAATGTTTCAGCCCTACCTCTTTCTCTATCTGTTGTATTGTGTCCGATTCGTACACCATAAACTTTAGCATCTGGCCAAGCTTTCTGTAGCCCTCTACTCAATACACCACTACTCATCACAGTCCAAACCTCTTTTGGTGGTTCTATATCAAGTGATAAAGCAGCATTTTTCATAGATTCAATAATGATAGGATGGTCACCACCAAATGGTACTAACTGGCACCCATCATTTGTTTCTACATATTTTCTGGCCTTAGCCTGTATGTTTGTAAGGAATCCCATCGGAACTTCGATGATATTACATCCCAATCTAATAGATTCTTCTGTTAACCAAGTATGTTTACCTTGCGGTACGGTTACTGTTGATTTTAATCCTAAATCGTTACAAGCATATGTTAAAGATAATTGTGCATATCCTTGTCTTGGTGATGCATAAACAAGTTCAGTTACATTTGGATTTGTTTGTTTAACCCATTGAACATAATCAGTAAACGCTCTACGTTTAGTTCCACCATCCAACAAATCATCTCTTACCACCGTAAACCCATCATATTCCATAATGGTTGGTTTTGGTAGCTGAATATCATGCTGGATATCGTTATATCCGTAATCTAAGAATTGTTTCTGCATTAAATGTAACTATTATTGTACTAATATACAACTTTTTTTTGAATTATCCAAGTTTTATCTAACTTCATTTAGATAAGTTTGTTTTTGTTGTACTCCAACAAATCTTTTAACTTCCGTAATCCCATCAACTAATACAACTGTTGGAATGTTTCTAACACCGTATTGTTGAGCTCTTTCATAATCTAAATCAACATCAATCTTTTCAACTGAGATTTGAGCCGATACTTCATTCATAATTGGTGATAACGTCTTACAAGGCTGACACCATGCTGCTGAAAAATATAAGTATTTCATTTTCTTACTCCTTTAAATTTAAAATTATCCATCACAACTTATACAATCAGGGTCCATAGCTTGTGCAGCAATATCCCCTCTTAAAACCGATTCAGTTCTGGTGTAGTATAATGTTTTTACACCTTGTTTCCACGCTTCTAAGTGAACCATATTCATCCACTTCGGAGTTGCCTCTGATGGGAATGCCAAGTTTAATGAAACTGATTGGTCGATGTATTGTTGTCTAACTCCAGCCTGTCTAACCAATTCTAATTGATTAATCTCTTTGAATGTTTTAAATACATCTTTTACCTTATCACACTTAGTAGTATCAATATCACCATCAACCTCTGTTAGTTTACCATCACAATATACCCATTTATCTAATTCTTTGATATCTTGTACTGAACCACCATCTGCCATAATCTTATCCCAAGTATCTTTTGTATTGATACCTGCTTTTCTAAGTGCTTTTTCTAATTCTCTATTTTTTCTAATGAACGTACCTTTTGCAGTTTGTTCAGTAAATACGTTTGCAGCCCAAGGTTCAATACCTGGTGATACATTACCTGCTAATTTTGAGTTTGATACAGTTGGTGCAACTGCTCTTAGGTGAGTATTTCTCATACCACTATCTTTACACCATAATGGTTCACCTAATTCTGCACCCATATCTCTACTTGCTCTTTCGGATTCAATCTTTAATTGAGAAAAGATTCTACGAGTTTCAAACTGAGCTGGTAGTGAATCAAATGGAATACCTTTTTGTTGTAGATATGTATGCCATCCTAATACACCTAATCCTAATGCTCTACCCTTTTCTGCAGAACGTACTGCGTTTTCGAATCCTCTCATATTCTTAGCTCTTTGTAAGAATTCTGATAAGATACCATCTAAGAACCAAGTTGCAGTATAGATTAAATCGGTATGTTTCCACTCATCATACTTTGATAAGTTCAATGAAGATAAACAACAAACGAATGAATGTGATTCATCTGTATGTAATGTGATTTCAGAACAGATGTTTGTCATATGAACTTTCAATCCATTATCTTTATACATCGGTGGATTTGCTTTGTTGATGTTGCCTTTGTACATCACATATGGTTCACCAGTTGCTTTTCTCTTTTGAAGTACCTTACCCCATTTTCTACGAGCTTCCGAATCACCATCTTCTAATCTTCTCATAAATTTATCACCAACAACCACACATTGATGTAAATTCAAACATTGTCTGTTTACATCACCCTTTGGTTCTCTGATTTCAATCCAATCATCAAAATCTTCGTGGTCGATATTAAGGTTAACAGATGCTGCCCCTCGTCTTACACTACCTTGATTGGTAGCGAGAATTGTTGAATCATAAATCTTAGCGAATGGAACAACACCATCGGATGTTCCATTTTGTGTAATGTTAGAACCAGCTGGTCGAATCATATTCAAACCAACACCTACTCCACCACCATGCTTAGCGAGTAACATCATTTCTAAATTCTTAGTACCGATATCTTGAATAGAATCGGCTACATCAATACCAAAACAAGAGATTGGTAATCCTCTATCTGTACCTGTATTTGATAGTACAGGAGTTGCTAAGTTCAACCAACCCTTCCAAATATAATCGAAGAATTTAGTTGCCATCTGAGGTTTATTTAATCTTCGAGCGGCTGTTGTTGCTACTCTCCAATATGCATCTTTAGGTTTTTCACCATCTAACAAATATCCCTTTGAGATTGTTTTAACGTAGATTTCTGTGTTTGCCCAAGATGGAAAATCTACGTCTATTTCCCAATCAAATTCAGCTCCGTAGTTTTTCATTCTTTTATAAACACTCCGTTTTTAGTTTTACCTTTTCTATCTTTTATCTCATCCCATGCAGCCTCTAAACATTCTGAAGGATGTAATCCTAACTGCATTGATAGTATGATTAGTGTAACGAATGAGTCTCCGATACCATCTACTATCTCATCTTTATCGTCTTTAAGTAATGCTCCAGCGGTTTCACCCACTTCTTCCAAAACTTTTAACATTTGTTTGGGTGCGTTATCTTTTACTAAGATACCTTTTTCATCAGCCCACCCAATTACGTTTGTAATTAATTTATCAAATTCTGTCATAACTTTTTTTTATTATTTTTACCAAATATCGTTGAAATCTTCTCCTTCGTTTGCCTTACTATAATCAGTAGGTCTAACTGCGAAGAAATCTGTATGTGTTGTTCCACCTGTCAAATGGTAGAACCAATCTAATTCAGAAGCTTTATCATCATTCCATTCAAATGTAGATTCGTAACCTAATTCTTTTAATTTTTCGTTACCTCTCTTTGAGATGAATTCTTTTAAATTATCAGCCTTCATATTTTCCAAATCACCCATTTCAAACATTTTATCAATGAATTTATGTTCCATCTCAACCATATACTTAGCTGCTTGGATTACATCATCTTTAACTTCTCCATATAGTTC